TATGGCGCCGACAACGGGGATGCAATGCGCGGTGTGCGCTTAGACGGTGTGGTGCTCGACGAAGTGGCTGACATACGAGCGGAGACTTGGCGCGAGGTTCTGCAACCCGCACTGGCCGACCGCCTTGGGTTTGCCGTCTTCATCGGCACACCGCACGGCATCAACCTGTTTTCGGAGCTGTTCTTCAAAGCGCGCAACCTAGACCAGTGGCACGCAGCGCTGTACACCGTGTACGACACCGACGCTTTGAACCCCACCGAGGTCGAGCGCTACCGGCAATCTGTCGACGAGAACACGTTCAAGCGCGAGATGCTGTGTGACTTCGCCGCCTCGGGCGACGATCAACTGATGAGCCTGACCGACGTGCAGGAAGCCAGCCGGCGCCACCTGCGCAAGGACGAGTACACCTACGCCCCCAAGATTCTCGGCGTGGATCCTGCGCGCTTTGGGGATGACCGCAGCGTGATCTTCGCCAGGCAGGGCCTGTATGCCATGGCGCCCAAGGTCTACCGCGGCATCGACAACATGACCCTGGCCGACAAGGTGGCGCAGGAGATCGAGCGCTTCCAACCCGATGCCGTGTTCATCGATGCTGGCAACGGTGGCGGCGTGATCGACCGCCTGCGCCAACTGCACCACGATGTGATCGAGGTGCACTTCTCAGGCAGCCCGAGCAATGCGCGCTACCTCAACAAGCGCGCCGAGATCTGGTTCGAGATGCGCGACTGGCTGCGTGCCGGCGGCGCGATCCCCGACCTGGTCGACTTGAAGCAGGACCTGGCTGCACCGACCTACCGCTTCACGCCGGCCGACAAGATCCAGCTCGAGAGCAAGGACGACATCAAGGCGCGTGGGCTGCCCAGCCCCGATCTGGGCGACGCGCTGGCGCTCACCTTCAGCTTTCCCGTCTACGTCGACCACAGCGCTCAGGCTCGAGCCAGGGCCATGGGGCTGCCGACCATCGACGAGGCCAACAGCCTGGACTACGACCCCTACCGACGGCTCTGAGTGTCCGTGTGGCCGTGAGCCCCCCGCACAATGCCGCGAACCTCTGAAGGATCGCAGCAATGTGCCTCTCTAGCCCAAACATTCCCGCACCACCGCCACCTCCTCAAGCTGTCAAGCAGCCTGACTCGATGGCCGTGAGCGCGAACATGAAACGCAACCGCAGCTCTGCTGCCATGGGTGGCGGCTCACTGCTGACCGGGCCGATGGGCGTTGCGGCAGCACCGACAGGCAAGACTAGCCTGCTGGGCGGGTAATGGACGAACCGATCAACAAGCGGCAGCGCATCCTGGCCCGCAAGTCGGCGCTGTGGAACGAGCGGTCGAGCTGGATCAACCACTGGCGCGACATCAGCGATTACCAGCAGCCTCGCGCTGGTCGGTTCTTTGTCACTGACCGCAACCGCGGCGACAAGCGCGCCAACAACATTCTCGACAACGCTGCCGTGTTCGGCTCGCGCACCCTGGCCGCCGGCATGATGTCCGGCATGACCAGCCCGGCGCGACCCTGGTTCCGCCTGGAGATCCAGGACAAGGACCTGATGGAGTCTGGCGCGGTCAAGGCCTGGCTGCACGACACCGCGGTGTTGCTGCGCGCGATCTTTGCCGGCTCCAATACCTATCGCAGCCTGCACACCCTGTACGAGGAGCTGGGCCTGTTTGGCACGGCGGCCACGATCGTGCTGCCAGACTTCGAGAACGTGCTGCACCACTACCCGCTGACGGTGGGCGAGTACGCACTGGGCACCAACCAGAAGGGCATGGTCGATACGCTCTGCCGCGAGTTCCAGATGACGGTGGCGCAGCTGGTCGACCAGTTCGGGCTGGAGAACTGTAGCGACACGGTCAAAAACATGTACAACCGCAAGCAGCTCGACAGCTGGGTCGATGTGGTGCACATGGTCGAGCCGCGTCGCGACCGCGACTACAGCAAGATGGACGGCAAGAACAAGCGCTTTGCGTCTTGCTATCTCGAGCCTGGCCGCGAGAACTTCGACAAGTTCCTGAGCGAGTCTGGCTTTGATCAGTTCCCTGCGCTCACCCCGCGCTGGGTGGTCACTGGCAACGATATTTACGGCACCAGCCCCGGCATGGAATGCCTGGGGGATGTGAAGCAGTTGCAGCACCAGCAGCTGCGCAAAGGCCAGGCGATCGATTACCAGGTCAACCCGCCCATCACCGTGCCGACCAAGTACCGCGAGGCGGCCAAGGCGCGCCTACCGGGTGGCGTGTTCTACGTGGACAGTCAGGGCAGCAACCAGGCGATCCGCAGCGCGTTCGAGGTCAACCTCAATTTGCAGCATTTGATGCTGGACATCCAGGACGTGCGCGATCGGATCCGCTCGAGCTACTACGCCGACCTCTTCATGATGTTGGCCAACGACACCCGCAGCGGGATCACCGCCACGCAAGTCGCCGAGCGCCACGAAGAGAAGCTCCTGATGCTGGGCCCTGTGCTCGAGCGCCTGCAGAATGAGCTTTTGAGCCCGATGATCGACATCGCGTTCGACTACGCCGAACGTGCCGGCATCCTGCCACCACCCCCACAGGAGCTCGAGGGCACTGAGCTCAAGGTTGAGTTCATTTCCGTGCTGGCCCAGGCGCAACGTGCCGTGGCTGCGCAAGGTGTCGACCGCCTGCTGGGCACCGTTGGCAACCTGGCACAGCTCAAGCCCGAGGTGCTCGACAAGATCGACTTCGACCAGGTGGTCGACGATTACGGCGACATGTACGGTGTCAACCCGAAGATCGTGGTGCCCGACGAGAAGGTCGCAGCGATTCGCGCACAACGCGCACAGGCTGCGCAGGCCGCACAAACTGCTGCCGTCATGCCGCAACTGGTCGAGAGCGCAAAGACTGCGGGTGATGTCAACGTGCAGGGTGTTCAGGATGTGATGAACGGCCTGATGGGCTACGGCACGCCGAGCCCGGCCATGACTGGAGGCTGACAATGGCGACCTTACTCGCACCCGAAATCGACGAAGCACCTAATGCTTCGCTCACCCTTGGCGCCGACGCGCTGGCCAAGATGGGCCTGGTAGCGGCCCCGCCTGTTGGCACCAAGTACCAACTAAAGGGCGAGGCGCAGGTGACGGCCATCAACGCCGATGGCGGCGTGGTGCTGGCGTTTGAGGAGCTCAAGCTCATGCACGAGCTCGAGGCCGAAGACAAGGCCAGCATGATGTACCCAACGATGCGCAGCACGCCTGCCTGACGGTATCCGTGATCGACCCGCCAACCCATACGATGCGCCACAAGTCGACCATGAGAGATCCCACGGATTTGAAGAGCCAAGAACGCGACGCCGAAAGCGATGAGCTGGTGGCCCGCGAACTCAGGCGCAAGGAGCTGGAGGATCTCAAGTGGTTGATGGCCCATCCCCAAGGCCGACGGATTGTTAGTCGACTGCTGGAGGAGGCCGGAGTCAATCGCACCTCGTTCAACCATAGCGGCAGCGTTATGGCGTTCAACGAAGGACGGCGACACCTCGGCCTGTTTCTCACGGCAGAAGTGCTGCAAGCCGCGCCCGAGGGGTACTTCAAGCTTTTGAAAGAATACCAGGGCAAAGATGAGTGATACGACCGCGGAAGCCAGCACAACGACCACCGACGCTGGGGAACCGAAAACAACTGACGATGTGACTGCCGTGGATACCACGACGGCGCCGGAGGACAACGCAGCCCCCGACACCAAGGCCCCCGTGCCTGAAGTGCCCGAGAGCTACGAGTTCACGATGCCCGATGGCGTTGCGCTCGATAAGACCGCAGCGGATGAGTTCACAGCAATTGCCAAGGAGCTCAAGCTCGACCAGGCAAGCGCGCAGAAGGTCGCCGACGTGGGTGCCAAAATGGCCCAACGTCAGGTTGAAGCGCATGCCCAGCTGGTGGAGTCCTGGGTTGAGAGTGTCAAAACCGACAAAGAAATCGGTGGCGACAAGCTCGCAGAGAACCTGGCCATTGCACGTAAGGCGATCGACACGTTTGGTACGCCCGAGCTTAAGGACGTGCTGAACGCAACAGGTTTCGGCAATCACCCGGCCGTGATCAAAGCCTTCTACAAGGCAGGCATGGCGATCAGTAGCGACCGTTTCGTGTCTGGAAGTCCGAAAGGACCAGAGAACGACATGGCCAAGAAGATGTTCCCCAACATGAACTGAAAGGTTAAGAAATGGCAACCCTCGCAGCAAACAACCCCACTCTCCTGGACGTTTCCAAGCGTCTGGATCCCAACGGCAAGATCGATTCGATCGTCGAACTGCTGGCCGCACAGAACGAAGTCCTGCAGGACATGAGCTTCGTTGAAGGCAACCTGCCCACCGGTCACAAGACCACCGTTCGCACCGGCCTGCCCACCCCCACGTGGCGCAAACTGTACGGCGGCGTGCAGCCCACCAAGTCAACCACCGCGCAGGTGACTGACTCGTGCGGTATGCTCGAAGCCTACGCCGAAGTCGACAAGGCCCTGGCCGACCTGAACGGCAACTCCGCCGCCTTCCGCCTGAGCGAAGACGCAGCCCACATCGAGGGCATGGCACAAGAGCACGCCTCGACGCTGTTCTACGGCAACGAAGGCACTGAGCCCGAAGCGTTCACTGGCCTGGCTCCACGCTACAACTCCCTGAGCGCACAGAACAGCGACAACATCGTTGATGCGTTCTCTGGCTCTGGTGGCGACTTGACCTCCATCTGGTTGTGCGTGTGGGGTCCTCAGACCGGCTTCGGCATCTACCCCAAGGGTAGCCAAGGCGGCCTGCAGATGACCGACAAGGGTCAGGTCACGATCGAGAACGTCGACGGCGCCGGCGGCCGCATGGAAGGCTACCGCACCCACTACCGCATGGACACGGGCCTGTCGATCCGCGACTGGCGCTATTTCGTGCGCGTGGCCAACATCGACATCTCCGAGCTCAACACCCTGGCCAACACCAAGAACCTCATCAACTGGATGATCCAGGCGAGCGAGCGTATCCCAGCGTTGGGCAAGGGCCGTGCATGCTTCTACCTGAACCGCACCCTGCGTGAAAAGTTGCGTCTGGGCATCCTGGAGAAAGTCTCCAGCAACCTGACCTGGGAAACCGTGGAAGGTAAGCGCGTGATGACGTTCGACGACATCCCTGTCCGTCGCACCGACGCGCTGATCAACACCGAAACCCGCGTGGTCTAACCCCAGCACACCTGAAAGGAACCTGAACATGATTCTCGACAAGCGATCCGAATTCGCCGATGCCGTCTCTTGCAACACCGGCGCTGCCGGCACCTACAACATCGGCGACGTCATCGACCTGGGCGTTGCTCGGGACCTCGGTGGCGACATGGCCTTGTACCTGGTGGTCACGGTCGACACCGGTATCACCACCGCAGGCTCCGCCGGTACGGTGGCTTTCCAGTTGGTGTCTGACGGCACCGACACGATTGCCACCAACGGCACCCAGTCCGTGCATGCGGTGAGCTCCGCACGTGTCACGGGCGCCACGGCCATCCCCGCCGGCACCGTGCTGTTCGCAGTGCAGTTGCCGATGGAAGGCACGGCCTACGAGCGCTACCTGGCGGTGCAGCAGGTCACCGGCACGACCGCGTTGAACGCGGGCAAGGTCAACGCCTTCCTGGTCGACGACGTCGCCCGCTGGAAGGCCTACGACGCCCCGTTCCAGCTCTGATCGGTAGCCCATGAAGATCGTTGCAATTAAGCCGGCTTTCTACAATGGGCGCCGCGTGCGCATCGGCGACGAGCTCGACATCCCGCAAGGATCGAAGGGCTCTTGGTTCGCACCGGTGGCTTCGACCGAGGCCAAGGCGGCCAAGGTCAAGCCAAGCGCCAAGCAGGAGCCGAAGGCTCTGTCCGAGATGGGCAAAGGGGACGCCAAGAGCTTCACCGATGTCCACAATGGTTCCCTCGCCTGATAGGCAGGCATGGCAACGATCGTCCCGGTCACCACCTTCCCCATCGAGACCAGTCTCGATGTGGCGGTGACGACCTGGGGCAACCTGGCGGCGGATGACGACGGCGAGCCGGTACGACTCGCCGTCTATTCTGATCGCGCCATCCAGGTCGCCGGCACCTTCGGCGGCGCCTCCGTCACCATCGGCGGCAGCAACGACGGCGAAACCTACCACGCACTGACCGACACCTCGGGCAGCGCGCTCACGCTCACCACCGCCGCACTCAAGGCGATCGTCGAGCTTCCCCTCTACATCAAGCCCCGCGTCTTTGGCGGGGACGGCACCACCGCACTCAAAGTCGTGCTAGCGGGCCGCAAGTCCGTGTTCTGAAAGACTGTCATGGCCGACTTACAAGGACAGGTGGGCGAGTTGAGCTTCACCGTGCAGATCACCCGCAAGGACAGCGGCCAGGTTGAGGAGTACCAGATGGTTGGCTACCTCAACGAAGAACAACTGAAAGGACTCACCCATGGCAACCACCCACTCGACGGCGGCCCGCAACGCAGCGACTGACGCAGTTACTGCGTTAATCGGAGCTTCCGGCAAGCTAGCATTCCGGCTATCCGGCACGGTCGGATCTCCGGGCACCGTGGTGGCCACGTTGTCCCTGAGCGCGACCGCGTTCCCGGCAGCAGTTAGCGGCACCGCGACCGCCAACGCCATTTCTGCTGACACCAATGCGACAGGTAACGCTTCTCCGGTGGCGACTGCTACGCTCCAGACCTCTGCAGGCACGGTGGTGATCCACTGCGCCGTAGCTGCAAGCGCCAGCGATATCAACATGACCAACGGCCTGACCGTTGCTGCGGGTGACACCGTGAGCTGCTCAAGCCTGACCTACACCGCACTGAGCGCCTGACATGCCACAAGCAAATGACTCAATACAGGTAACCCCTGGCACAGGCGCGACAATTGCGACGCAGTTGGTCAATGGCAAAGAGTACCAGGTGGTATGCATTGCCGATGAAACCGGCCAGATTGAAGGCAGCAACGCCAGATATCGGGTGGTAATTCCTTCTCAGGCGGTAGGCGCGAACAAGGTGCTCTGCGACCTATTCAACGCTACCGGCTCTGGCAAGATCATGAAAGTGCTGTCCGTGTTCGTTTACCCAGACATCGACACTGCTGTTACCGGCGTTGTTGGTCTCGAAGTCGCACTCACGCGCACGACCGCTGTTGGAACGGGTGGCACCGCAGCAACAAACGACAGCGCCTCGCTGACTGCGCCAACGATCACCAGGTTTGATACCGATGACGCTGTTGTTCCTACGCAAGTCACTGCGCGTCTCGCCCCAACGGGAGGCGCGACGGCCGGCACTTATCTTGGCTCGCGATGGGTGTTCACAGAGGAAACCAACGCGGC